CACCAAAGAAATTAGAATTACTAGCGTTTATAGCACAGTTTCCAGCATTATTACCCAAAAAATTAGAGTAATTAGCATTAATAGCATTATTGCCAGCCTGATAACCTAAGAAATTAGAGTGACTAGCATTGGCAGCACTAAGTCCAGCATTATTACCAAGGAAATTAGAATAAGAGGCATTGGTAGCATTTTTACCAGCATTCGATCCTATAAAATTAGAATCGGCAACATTTGTAGCACGGAGTCCAGCACTACTACCTATAAAAGTATTATTAATAGGATTTGTTACCAAACTACCTGCACTCAAACCAATAGAAATATTACCATCTGCTAATGTTCGTATTGGAACAGCACTTAAATTAATTCGACCTGTGCGGAAGGTTTGGTCAGCAGAAAAAAAGTTGTTAGCGTTTTTAACAGCAAAATTGGCAGAATTACTAGAAAATGTAGTGTATGTGCTTTGCCAATTACTGGACAATAAGGTCATTGAAGTATGCGTATTTTCCCAATCTCCGCTTGATACTCTAACCAAAGTAGTTAAATTAGTAAGATTACTCGACAACTCACCAATTTTGGTAGAAGCGCTGATAAATTGCGTGACAGTATCCAGATCAGTATTATATGTCACCCCGTTCTGATTAAGAACGATTACTTCTTTTCCTGATAATGGTGTCGATGCTGGATTAAGCTGCGAAATCTTTGGCATATAATTATTTAATAAGAATCTAAATAATTGTATGAGCATAAAGATAACATCTCTTAAAAATAGCGATAACAAGCAAAAATCATTGAATAATGGTTATTTGTATAAAGATATTGATTTTGACTTGAGTCCACAATATTACATAAATAATCAACTCAATAAAAAAGAAAGTTTGAAAGATGTTCAAGCAATTTTTGATATAGAAGCAGTTAAAAATAGTGTAGCGAATTGTTTTTTAACATCACCTGGTCAAAAAATATTAAATCCCACTTTTGGGGTGGATTTGCGTAGATTTTTGTTTGAGCCTGTCAATAAATACACGGCAGATGTGATACAAGATGATATTTTTAGAAAATTACCGCTAAATGAACCAAGAATTGAATTAACAGGGGTTCTTGTCGTCCCCAAACCAGATGATAATGAATATGAAATTTACTTACAGATAAATGTTCCATCGTTAAACGTGGAAGGATTATCGATTAAATCAAAATTAAATACGATAGGTTATACAACACTCTAAATAATTATAATGAAAGAATCTCTGGAATACAATTTACCTCAAAATGCTTACATCAATTTTGATGCTCTTTCTCTGAAAGATTTCATCATCCAAAGATTGAATGAAAACGCTACTTTCACCGATCAGAATTATGAAGGTAGTAACTTAGCAGCTTTTATCGATATAATTGCATATAGTTATCATGTTTTATTATTTTATTTGAATCAGACTGCATCTGAAAGCATGTTTTCACAAGCAACATTGTATGAAAACGTGAATAAAATTGTAAATTTAATAGGTTATAAACCAACAGGTAAACAAACATCATTGGTTCCCGTTGCTTGCACCGCAAGTGCTTCTCTCCCTGAAGGTAGTTATACCCTTAGAAAATACAGTTTTGTGTTGATTGATAAAATACAATACACTGTTCTAGATGATTTCACGTTTGAAAAGACTATTTCTGGTGAGCAAGACATCCAAAATATTAAAAATAATCTAATCTTACACCAAGGAACTATTGGTGAATACCCCACGTATACCGCAATTGGAGTAGATTTCGAAACTTTACCGATTGTCGTTGAAAATAGGGTAAACAAAAATGATACACGATTTATTGCGGATGGAACGATAAGTGTTTACGTTAAAGAAAAGACTGATGGGAAATGGTATCGCTACGAGCCAATTGAAAATATTTTCTTAGCTAGAAATAACGACCGATATTACAGTATCAGACTGAATGATAATGGATTTTATGAAGTAAAATTTGGAAATGATATTTTTGGTAAAAAATTGAAAAATGAAGACGAAGTAGCAATATATTACCTATTGAGTGATAATACCAAAGGAATAATCAGCAAAGGTGCTATAGATGGTAATAAGTTGTTCAATTATAACAGTTCTCGTTTTAATCAAATCTATGCAGATACTACAAGTATCAGCACTGATGGTATTATCGATTTGTCGAATACAGGATTTTTATTTTTCAGCAATACTGAAAATTCAACACCTGTTTCAAATGCTGAAACGGTTGATCAGATCAAGCAAAATGTTCCAAAATATCTAAACTCACAATTAAAATTAGCAACAGAACAAGATTATGACGATGCCTTTTTGGGTAAAGAATTATCAAATATCATCGCATCTGTCAAAACGGTTAGTAATAAAACTTTCATAAGTGAATATATTGATTACTTCTATAAAATTTGTGTAGATCCAAATAAATCAAATAGGGTAATTATAAATCAAGTGAATTTTGCTGATTCTTGCGACTTTAATAATGTGAATATATTTTGTGTTCCCAAATTTGAGATAACAACTGATGGTGGGTATCCACCTTTTCTTTCTAATAGTTTGAAAAATCTTATCATCGATAAAGCTTCGCCTCGAAAAATAATTAGTCACGAGATTGTGCCGAGAGATCCTGTTTATGTGGCATTTGATATTGGATATACAAACTCCACACCAGATTTGAATGTTATCAATACTAGTTATTTGGAAATATCTAGAACAAACAATTTCAGAACGAATCCTGAAACATTGAAAAGAAAAATTGGCGATATTATATTAGATTTTTTCAAAAATTCCAATAACAAACTGGGGCAAAAATTGGATCTATCACAATTAACATCCAACATTCTAAAGTTAGAAGGTGTATCTGGACTAAGAACTGTGAATAACAATGAAATATTCAATGGTATATCATTTTTCGCTTGGAATCCAATATATGAAAATTCTGATGAAAGTATTGTATCACAGACTACAACTTTGGATTTTTTCAAATTTCCATACTTTTATAATCCTCAATCAATATACAAAAAAATAGTAATAACAAATGAGTAATTTAGAAAATATTGATTATTTTATAATTGATTTTAAAAATCAAAATTCTTTGAGTTCCTACGCATTAAAGGAGACTCCTCTGACGTTCATACCGAATGTCAATAATTTTTCATATATAAAATTGTTATGGGATTTTGGAGACAATACTTATTCTTCCGCACTAACAGCTAAAAAATATTATGATAAACCTGGAAAATATGTAACGAATTTAACAATTTATGATTGTTTTTCCAATTCTATTATTTCCGTTAATTCTAGAACTGTAGTAATTAGAGATTTTTTACCACATACTTTCAATATAACATTTGATGACCCGACATATAATAATCAAATTATATGGAAAACTGGTAAAATTGGAGGACCTATCAACTTTACAGCGTCTTATCCAATAAATTCTGAGCAAGGTGATATCTATTATAGGGTTTATAACTCTGATAGTATTTATTACTTCCAAAATACAGCAGATAAATTCAGACATTTGAAAAATAATTATTCGATGTTTGAAAAAAAATATAATTATCAAACAAAATCTTTCGAATATATCGAAGTCGATAAAATAGCCATACCTACATCAGAGGTATATGCAAAAATTGCAAACAACACATTAGTATTCGCTGATAAAAGCGATGTTGGTTCATTTTATGTGGGTCTTTCTGGTAAAAATACGGTATTTTTCAAAAATGATACTATTGACGATGTTAATATTGAATTTTTCTTTGATAAAAGAACTAATGAAATATATAACAATAGCTCATCAATAACATTATCAGCAAAGATTATAGAAAATGATACTATCAATAAATTTAGTATAACAACCAATGGTATGGATGGTGAATTTTATCCATCTACAGTGTTTAATATCGATAGTGATAAGTTTCATAATGTTGAGATGTCTTTCGTGGTGAAAGTAAAAGATAACGAACATTTTACGGTTAAAAGTCTCAAACCATTATCAGCATCTACCTTTACGTTTCAAGTATTTGCTGGTGAAGATTTAATCAATAATACCAATTATACCTTGAAAGATATTGAAAATTTCGATGGCGCTGTTAGGAAAAGTATCGTATTCAGTAGCGATGAAAAATTAAACGATGTCAAAATCACTGTTAGTAGTAGCGTGTCATCAATAAATGGAACCGTATATACATTAAATGGAGAATCGAATGTGTTTGATGTTTATCCTTCGAATATTATTTCGATGACTAAGATAAATGAAGACTTCGATGCTACTGAAATGTTTAAAGGATTGAGGTTCCAAGAGATTTTATTGGATAAAAATCTATTATTTGATGAATTTATCGGTTCAGTATTTGGTGATATAAACTCATCGTATGACACCTTGGGTAAAAAAATATATGAAAAAATATCAAATTTTGTCGGGAATACCCAAGATGTTGATAGAAACGAAATCACCGCATTAATTTCTCAAATGGAAATGATGGGTATAACACCCAATAATATCTATGACTCACTTTTAATATCATATCCTGAAAAAATTAAAAGAATAATGGATTTATCTTCGATGACAGATAATAAATTATTAGGTATCAAAAATAAATTCAATCAAAATTTTGATATCAGAGGATTTTCATCAAAAGAAATATACGGAACAAATTTGGGTGATCGTATCAATACCGACACATACACAATATCCGCAGGTATACCTATTGTAGCGCTCGAAAAGTTTAGCAATGAATACACATTACTAAACACCAGACAACCAACCGAAGAAACGGGAACAGATTTTTATAAATTATCAGGGTATAATTCAAACTGGGGATGGGGATTAGTATTACCATCACAATTCGAATATAAAGACATGGAAAAATATTATTTATTTTTCAAATATGTTGACACATATGATAACACTGTATATGATAACACCATATTAGACAATAGTAGTATATATTACGATATGTTGTTTTCCGAATATGTTGTCAGAGGTGAAAACAATGAACCGTTATTAACACAAGACGGCGAATTTATATTAGTAGAACATGAATTGCCTGAATTTAGATCATTCTTGATCAATTTTTTATTCAGAGACAACCTTTATCAATCCCTCGGACTGGTTAAATAATAAAAATGGCTGATACATTAAATTATACGATTCCAAAATCAATAACGAATCCTAACGTTAGAAATACTAATGCTTTAGATTTGGAAAATCCGTTCTCGTTTTTGGAATTTATAAAAATAATAGACAATGTTATATCGCCGCAATCAATGCAGTCGGTTTATCTAAGTTATATCAGAGAATGGCACAGTGTAAAAAATTTAAAGGAAGAAGATGCCAATGCTGTTATCGTTCAGAAGTATCGAGATTTTGTCAGAGATATATCGATCAATTATACAAATGAAGATGAAAAAAAGTTTTTATCACAAATAGATTTAAATGATCCTCTAGATTTAGAATTAGCAGTACCTTTTTATAGTAAAAAATTGATAGAGATATCCAATTTTTACAATAAGAAAAGAGAAGAACTTAAATATCAAGTTCTTAAGAAGAAAATGGTAGGTACTCCAGATCTTTTAAAGACAGAATTAAAAAATAACATAATTAGTTATTTGGAAAGACTACAAGATAGTGCATATTTATTCGATATTGATAATTTAAAACAAGAATTAAACGTAGAAATTGAAGAGTTATATGATATCTATCCATTATATTTCAATCAAACACCAAACGATAAAATATACGACAATAAAGATTTAGACTACGATTTAAATATTTTTTTAAAAGATAATAATGAATTAATCACTGAAGTATTTTCAAATTTTAGTGAAAAACAACTAGAACAAAAAGAAATAAATGACTTATTGGATAATAAAAGAAAATTGACCCAAAAGTATATTGGCAATGATTTCTATTATTTATCGACTGGTTCTACCGCAACTGATTTCGTATCTGGTTTGTTATTCAAAGCAGATAGACCCGCCTTAAACTTTTTCAATATTGATAATCCAACAACAGCGTCTAGTGATAAGAAAGTATTAGTAACTCCAGATGTTATCGGATTTTTTAGACCACATAAAACATCAATTATCAATATTGACGGTAACAATACAAGATACACATACAATATTGACAAATTTGAACCAAATACGATTTACTATTTTCCAGATCCAAATATAAGAGGAGTCAATGGTGATATTTTGACCTTTATCAATAATGACGACTCGGTCAGACGCAATTTTACTTCAGGTAAGGCTAAAAATAAACCATTTAGTAAAAAGGACGATACCAAATACTATGGATACATATCACAAATAGAACCAAATTCTAAAAAATATCTTGATGATGTTTTTGCACAGGGATATATACAAGATTCTAAAAAAGATATTTATAACAATCTATTTGGTTTGATGAAAAATGATGGAAGTTTTAAAAAATCCATCACTAAAGACAACGATCAATTTTCAGCATATCAAATACTAAATGGACATACATTTTTTGACTACCTTTACGGTGAAGGATTTGGTTTTGATTATTCAGTTGTTGATGATACCACATTCGTAGATACTATCAGAACAGGATTGACTCCATTTACAAATGGTTTTACACTTAGTGGTAATTTTTCACAGATAGTAGCTGGAACTTTCAAAGATGATTATTTTTATTACAGTCCTGAATATTTTCCAACTGTAAATACTTTCGATGGTATATTCTTTGCCGATGGTGATGTGCCTTATATCGATACAGTATCTTCGGATTTAAGTGCTTATGAAAACAGTGGCTCGTATTACTATTCGATATTAATAGAAGGTGGTATACATACTATAAATCCTTTGCAAAGAGCTCTATCAGATCCGTTGTATCCATCGTTAACTGCTAACATGACAATGGAAGTAATCCCAAACAACCTATCAGCATATCTAATTGATGGTGGGTCGTTTTCCAATATTACTGAAGCTGAACCTTTTAGTGTAGGTAGTGTCTACGATAATACAGTGTTCTTACCAACACTAGTAGATGATACACCAGAAGGAGAAAATAAAACATTATACGAAAGGTATAATTTAAAAGGCGGTATTTATGTCAGAAATGCTTATGATATGACAATTTCAAAACTGGAAACTCAATTACCGTATTTGGCAGATGTTTTACCTCTATCAACTTATAATCAATGCATTAGTGGTGTCAGAGCATTTGACATAGCATCCGATGTGTTGTTTATAGAAACAACTAATAATTATGTTATAACTAAAATAAACTATGATAATGGAGAATTTTTAACGCCGTTGGAAACAACTTATCGATTCACTCATAACAATGATAATTTTAATAAAATAAGTAACGCTTACAAAAAAGATGATTTTGTGTATTTTGTCATTTTAAACAAAATCAATATTGAATCAAGTGTTAATTTTAGAATTATACCTACGATTTATGAATTCGATACGTCGAAACATCAAATAAAAATATTGAAAGATTCGAATATTCAACCAATAACGGTCAACAATATTAATTTCACACATTTAGATACTCCAAAAATATCTTATAATTCCAAGAAAAATATATTCAATCTTTCATTCTTATTAAAAGATGATGATAACTATTTCAGTATAATTGAAATGGAATACAAGGTTAATCCTTTCAAAATGTTAAAATTAAACCAATATGATCAAAAATGAATAATGCAACCCTTTCATTGTCTTCGAACAATACAAATGTTAGTAACACTGCTTCCTTATCTATAGTTGACATCACTCAATTAGAATTGGATGTGTTTAATATATCTGAAAAATTTTTACCACTTTATTTACATATAGACTGGGGCGATGGTAGCAGCCTATTCATGGAAAATGATATTTTTACCCCGAAACTATTGATAAATAATGCTTTTTCTTCATTTTTTTATCAAACTTTCAAGAAAATTTATTACCCAAACGCTAATAGTAAAACACAACAACTTACGGCGGTATGCACATTAAAATATTGTAATAATGATGTCTCCATATTCACTATTCCCATAACAATTACCAATTACGATTATGTCGAAAGTATCGAAGATATGTATCTATTGAATACTGTGCTAAAAACTGATAAAAAAATACATCAATTTATAACCAAAAAAGATGGTTTACTGGTAGAGGTCGAAACGCCGTTCAATTAAATAATATTGTGGATGTAACTGTAGAAAAATTATCATCGTGCAAGCCCCGAGAATTTGCAAACGACATTAATGCCCTGAAAAAATATAACAGGTATTATGAGGGCGGATTATCTTTAAATTTTTACAACGCTTTTACTAAAATAAGAGATGTTAAACATAAAAATTACAGTACTTTTTATCTTACTGATGAAATTTTGTTGGATGATATCAAAGAAGTTATAAAAGACGATATCAAATCCGAATCAATGCTAACAAAACTAAATTTTGGAAGCAATTATTTGAAGTTTAATTTAAAAGACCGCCGATTATTAGCAAGTCTAGGTGTATTCAACGAATATTTAGAATATGGTGATTATACTTTTGAAACAAATGTTGCCCAATCTTCAGAATTTATCATAGAATTCCTGAGCGAAAACAGGTGCAGAGTATATGCTGCACTTAATTATAAAAAATATTATTTAGGAATAGATAATATAGGCATATTATCTTTTTATGCTAAAGGAGCAAATATCACACCAATAACTTTTAATTACATATACTCCAAAACAAATAATTCACTGTGTTTATTCGAAAATAGTGATGGCGTTTGTAAGATTTTAACAAAATTGGATAATAGCTTGTCTCTACAAACATTTGAAGAAGACAATAAGAGATTATCCACGAATAACGCTATACTGATTGATCGACCATTATACAAAAATATTAATAATGCTGATAATTTTAGTCTAGTGGGTTATGACACAACTAATAATATACCGAATAATCTCATAACAAAGGATATAAAAAATAATTATCTTATACATGTTGATGATGATAATGCTGAGATTATCACGTTGAAGAATCAATTGACACAAAATGACTTATTCACATCTGGCAACAATTTGCTTTCTAGTAATATGTCACTGTTTTTTATGGAAGGTATGAGAGATTATACCTCAATTTTCAATGATATTGATAAAGAAAAAGACGAAACATTAGCATTAAATTACGTATTATATAATAAATCATATAATATAAAATCGGGTATAAATCATATAAAAGCTCCTAATAGTATATACCCTTATATCAGATTAAATATCAATGATAGTAAATTCGTAGAATGTGGTGCTTTCTCTTTCGATACTCCAATTTACGCTGATAAAGTTTATCGTTTTGATAATGATGATGGTTATGATGATGGGCAAGTATATCTATGCACTTGGTTATCAGGTTCGCCATTAAGCGATGATAAAGTATGGGTGGATAGATATTATTACCCAGATATGATTGAAAAGGAAGAAGCCTTAAAATTTAGATCTACGTTCAACCCAACATATCAAGAATTGATTGAAATTTATGTTAATTCAAATACTTCGATTAACAATTCACTATCGGCATTTCAAGTTTTTGATAAAAAAAGCGATTTTATTATAGAAGCAAATGATGAATTCATTTACGAAAGAATTAGTAATTTGGATACATTATCCAAGACTTTATTATCAGACTCTATAGTTGATAAATGTGATATAAACAGTTTTAATTATTTCGAAAATATAAACAATGGTGGCGAATTCACTTTATTTATTATATTCGAAGGAGATACCGATAATTGGGTATTTAATAGTGGTAAAAATAATATAGATGCTGGATTATCGATGGTAAAAACAAATGATACTATTAATTTTGAATATAAACTATTTGATCCTAGTAATAACACATATATCGAATATACCACATCACAAGTTATAAAAAAATTAAAGAAAAACTTTTTAGCATTTTCTTTGAATTCTAAAAAAGGAATCGGTTTTGTAAACCTGAATGGTAGTGTAATTTTAGATATAAAATTTGACCCATTTCAATTTTTCGATAAAAAAATATTATTTGGAAATTTCAATACCACAGCGAAAGATTTAATTTTTGACGTATATACAAAATCATTGACTGTTAGTGAATCTTTAATTTTACCGTTTGCAAGTAAATTGATCGTTATTGACAATATAACAATAACTTTACCGTGTGATCAAAGAAACAGCGAAGATGACATAAATTTATTTCAATCGGTATGCAACAATCAAGCTTTTAAATCTAATTATATTAATGTTTTGATCAGAAACGTTGAATTACCCGAAAATATAAAAAATGATTTGGATTTGATAATTGCCGATACATGTAATAGATACGCTCCTCTTACCACAGAAATAAATAATATCATATACTCCAAATGATTTCATACTTCAAATATACAAATGGCGATGCTTTTACGTTGAATGACGTAGATTATAATGGTTTTTTCACAATAGTAGATAATAACGCATATACTGGAAAAGTTAAAACTAACAACTCGGAATTATTAACCCCGAAACAAAATTTTATATCAAATTTTTATTTGAAAAAATTAGAATTCGACAATCAGTATAGTTCTATTGAAAACATCAAACCATATTTTAGCAATTCGTTCGATATTTTAAATAAAAATGAATTGGATAAAATATTTGACGCTATCAATACTAACAATTTAATCGTTTTCAAATCATTGTTTGTTCAAGATCCACAAATAATTGATTTTGATAATAATGATTGTCATTTTTATGGATTGACATCGATTGATATAGATAACCCAGATGATATGACGGGTAAAATCAATTCATTATATACAGCAGATTTGAAAAATAAACCAGAGTGGGCATTTTTAGATCAAATAAAATATGGGGATTTTATCGTCCAATCCAATCAAAATTTTAAATATATATGTTCTACTGGTAAAGATCTAATTTTAATTATAGGCTCTTTCATAGATAGAAAAGAATTAACCTATAAAACAATACAATTAGACGAAAAACAAGAAATTTATGGTATTTATTATGATGAATTTGATAATAAAATCAATATTATGATAAATGACGAAATTTGTATTTACGAAGGTTTAAATTTTATATCGTGCGGCGGGGAATCAGAAAACATTTTCGACCATTTAATATTAGTCGATAAATTACAATTAAAACCCGTTCAACATTTTGAACTAAAATTCACAGATAAACTCAAATTGAAAAAAACAAAACAATTATTCACGACAAAAAATTACATATTAAATGAGAATAATGTTGATAGTGTGAAATTTGGCAGCAAGATGAGGACTTTTATTGATGATGACCAAGTTTTATACATTTATAACAAAAAAGGATCTCAGATATTAGCAACTATACCATTGAATGATCTAGGTATAACCACAGCATTAGCAATTGATATTCGAAGTGTTGATGATCTAGTGGCTGTATTGTATAAGAATTCTAGTGAATATAGGATATGTTTCTTTGATCCATTAGATTTCGAAAATAGTTACACGGACAAAGTTTTATCCAGATTTCCAATTTCTAGTAAAAATGTTTTGAAATTTTCTTCATTTGATTCTAATATATT